GCAACACTTGAAACCTCAATACTTGAAACCGAAACACTTGAAACCGTAACATTTGATACCTCAATACAATTTCTCTTAGAGATTGATATTTATTTAATAAAATTGTTTCAAATCTTTTTGATGAAGATTGAAATTGTACTATCCAATTCCCAGAGTGGTTTTTCTTTGATTTAATTTCTTCTAACTGAACTGATAGTCCTTGTTTATGGATTCCAGAAATTGAAATGACTGAGGAAGAAAAGAAGGAAAACGAAACTTATAAAACTACTTGATGATATATTAAAGTTTGAGTAGTAGATGAAGATATGAAGACCCATTGGAGATCAGCTTTTGATAATTGTAATAGCTTAGAAGATTTAAGAAAAACATTAGAGCTCCCCAATTTCGATTATGATATATTCGAAGAAATAAGTGGTATATCTAAACAAGATTTTGATGAGAAACTATGAACTGATAATATTATTGGTAAGGAAATATCTATTATGATAGATTGAGTTGAGCATATTGCGATTATAAAAAAAGTCCTTTAGTAGATAAAGTAAAAGTTTTTATATTTTTATTCTAAAATAAATGAACTTCAAAAACTATGTTAAACGAGCATTAAGAACAGAAAGCAAACTTGAATGAATACACAGAGTAGATCACGCTCTTTTCTGAATGACTACTGAAGTTGCAGAAATGGTAGACAACAGGAAAAAAAACCTTGCCTACTGAAAGCCTTTAGATATTATCAACTTAAAGGAAGAAATATGAGATCTTATGCGATATGTAGCTATTTTATGTGATGAATTTTGATTTAATTTTGATGATATATTGGAAAAGAATATCGACAAATTAAGAATAAGATTCCCCGAGAAATTCAGTAATGACAACGCAAACAATAGAGATCTTGAAGCTGAGAGAGAAGCATTGGAAAAGCCAGAATAAAAACTTTATACTATTACCTATGAAATATGACTAAACAAACATTATACGAAAAAATCCGTACAGTAGTGGAGAGTGGCAATATTGCTATTACCCAGAATGAAGAAACAAAAAGGTTTAATTTGTGGTCTTCTCTATACTGAGAATGGATTAGAGTTTCTGGTAGTTTTGATTCAATTAACGAATGCTATAACCATTTATGAGAACATTATTTAACAGAATGAGAGACCGATATAGCTCAAGAATGATGAGAACGCTACATCTGAATCTACGAGAGACCTCTATGGAGACCAGAATTGTGAGACAATATAATGCTACTAGAAAGAGCAAAGGATGTTAAAGAGATGTATGGCAAGACAAAAGATGAATATAAATACAAGGAATTTTGTTGAAAAAAATGTGAAGTTCATTTACTGTGAGACTATTTTTGTCAAATTAGAATAGAATGAGAGTGATTATTTAGAGTTCCCTACGACTGCATCGCTCCCCGAGTTGAAGTAGATGAGATTTAATTTTTTTTTAAACTTTTATAAATAGTAATGTTGGAAAATATAAAACATAATGTTATTAAACTAGGGTATTTCATATTGGCGTTTTTGATGCTTTGATTTATTGCTTATTTAATGTCTTTATTGCCGAATAGTTATTTAGTCAGTACCTCTATTTTGTTAGAAATGGTTTTGGCGATTTTTTCTGTCTTTTATTTATTTTGCTGACATCAATGCTTATTTATTCATTTTTAACAACAAAACGATAATGACTAAACCAATCTCCCGATGTATAGACAACGGAGAAACCAGAAAATAACTTTATATAATGTTAAAACCAAATGAAAGAAACTATTGAAATAGCTTGAATAAAAGTCTTAAAACAAAGACTACAAGCTGAACCAAACTGAATAGATGTTTTTGAGAAAGATTGAGAGTATTATTTTACTCGATCTGCGGCGATGAGAGAGTCTAAAGCTCAATGATTAAGCTTACTTTCTCCAAAACAATTCAAAAAAATGGCTAAGAGTTTTGATTGATATGTAGAGGGTAAACGATGTAAAGCGTATAAAACGCTTGCCGATGCTTTATGATTGAAACTATCTGGTTCTCGTTATTCAGACGGGGCTTGGTACTGCGAAGATGATGGCGGGTATTTGTGGTCTTCTGTTGGGAGAAGATTCTTCTTCTTCAATAGAGACAATGGTAAATTGCATACAACCAATGAACATTTTTCTTTCCCTGCCGTCGTTTTCGAGGACTCGACTATTTGACAATTTGACAATTCAGAAAAAGAACCAGAAAAAAAACTTTCTAAAGAAGAAATCAAAAAGTGGATAGTAGACAACAGCATATCATCTAGTTCTGCTTATGATATAGCTTTGTTTGTTAAAGATTTTAATTTATTGTAGAAAGTTAAATGGAAAAAGATATTTATTGATATTACTGACGGAAAGAAGTTTTTATGCTTTTAATTAAAATATTTTTTGGAAAAAAATAATGAAAGAGAAATGTATTATCTGTAATAAGTGAGACTATTGAGATGTTTTAATGGTAAAACTTCCAGAGAAAGTTTTTCAATGTTTGCATTGTGCAGATAAATATAAAGATAACAATATATATGATTGAGCTAATGAATGACGAGCAATTTGGATTATCTGAAAAGGTTTTTTAAAATATATAAAAGAAAATGAAACCATTTAATGTAAATGACATAAAAATATGAGATGTGATCTATTATAAGTATTGATATGTTTTTTGCAAACTGCTTAAAGTAATTTATGTAGATGAATATAAAATTTGATTATTCTTTTTCCATAACTGAATATATTTAGAAGTTTATAAAGAAGTGTTGACAGATAAGTCTTGGTTTGTCGATCGTAGACCTCGATGGAAGAAACTTTTATGAATTTACTGGTAAACGATATAGCCAGAAAAAAAACTTTAAAAAAATCTTGACAAAAAATATATGATGACTATTAGGATATAATACTTTATAGTATAACTCAAAAACTATGACAAAAAGAAAACCAAAATCACAACACAAACAAGCTTGAAGACCTAGCGAAATGTCAGAAGAGAAAGTCAAAAAATTAGAAGAGGCTTTTTCCCTTGATTGCTCTGTATGAGAAGCTTGTTTTTATGCTGATATATCAAAACAAACTTATTATAATCGATTAGAAAACAAACCTGAATTAGTTGACAGATTTAATAGTTTGAGGGAGAAACCTGTATTGATGGCTAGACAAACAGTCGTGAAAGCTTTGACAACTCAACCTGATATTGCATTGAAATATTTGGAAAGAAAAAGAAAAGACGAGTTCAGTTCAAGAACAGAAACAGAAATTAGCTGAAATTTGACTTTGACTGATACTTTGTCACAAATAAATAATAACCTATTTGATAGACAAAAAAAGAAAAGTCAAAAGGATGCTCAAGAGTAGAGGCGATCAATTTTCCGACAAAAACGCTTTATATAAAAAAAATAAATGGCTGGAAAAAGAGAAACTTGACAAATAGAAGATTTATGAGTTTTTTTTGCTAGATCACAACTTGATCCAGCTTTTTTTATTTTGTGAGTTTGGTGATTAAGCGTGATAGAAAACAAAGAAAAATTTGTTAGGTGAGAAACTTTGACTCAACACCAGTCTTTGCTAGTTGAGCAAGTCAGAAAAGCGGTAAATTGAGAAGCTGGTTGGATGATAAGTGTAAGATCTGGACATTGAGTCGGTAAATCTTCTATTTGTGCAATGTTGATTCTTTGGTTTTTGTATTGTTTTCCGAAATCTCAGATAGCAACAACAGCACCAACAGCTGATCTTTTGAGGGATATTTTATGGAAAGAATTAAGTTTTTGGAAAAGTAAAATGCCAGAATATATGTGAAATATGTGTGAAATTTCTGATTGATATGCGAGGATGAAAGAAGCTCCAGCAGAATGGTTTGCAAGAGCAAGAACAGCAAGCAAAGATAAACCAGAAGCGTTGGCTTGAATACACTGAGATTATGTAATGCTTTTATGAGACGAAGCTAGTTGAGTCCTTGAAGAAGCCTATAATTCATCACAATGAGCCTTAACCTGACCCTTTAAGTTATTTATTTTAATCTCTAATCCTACGAGATTAACAGGATATTTTTACAACACCCACAAAAAATTTAATAATCGAGAAAGATTACATTTTAATTCTGAAGATTCTCCAATTGTAGATAATGATTTTCTTGATAAAATAATACAAGAACATTGAAAGGAGTCTGAAGAATACAAGATAAGAGTATTGTGAGAGTTCCCAGATGAAGATAATGTCGATGACAAATGATATAATCCATTGATCTTGAGACAAGATATAAGGATAATACACGAATGATATTTTGAACCACTGACAATGTGAGTTGATATTGCTTGAGAGTGAAAAGATAAGACAGTGCGAGTTGTTAGATGATGAGATATTGCGAAGATAGTAGCAAAAGAGAATGTGAGCAATCCTTATGGTATAGCAGTCAAGACAAAAGAACTTGCTGAGAGATTATGAATTTACGCTTCTGATGTTTTTATTGATTTTTTTTGAATTTGATGAGAAACAGGAGTTGAACTAGCAAAGATGTGATTTAATGTCACTTGTGTGTCTGTTTGAGAAAAAGCAAAAGAAAACAATAGGTTTTTAAACCTTAGAGCTGAGTTGTATTGGAAGTTAAAAGAATGGTTGTCAAAATGAGCTAAGCTTGTTGGCAATTGACGAGACGATCTATTGATAAACAGATATAAAAGAACAGAAAAATGACTCATTAAAATGATGAGTAAAGAAGATATGAGAAAATTATATTGAAAAAGTCCAGATTGTTCAGATGCTTTAATGTTGACTATGATGTTTGATGATAGCTCTTGAATAGATTTCAATCAAGTTATTACACAAAAACGATAAAAAAAGTATTGCAAAATGAGAAAAAAGGAATAAAAGCAAACAAATAAACTGAGGGAGTTTATTATTTTTGCAATAAATGTATATTGATAATCTCCCAAAAAAAATCACACAAGAAATGCTCAAGAATGATGAAGAAATGACTCAAACACTTTTGTCTGAAATAGTGAAAAGATATTATTATTCACAAGAATATATTTCAGCGAAACAAGAGAGATTGAGAGAGTATGACACAAGAACACAAGAGATGAGCAAGGAGGGGAAACTTAAACCACAACTTACCCATCAAATGAAAAAAACATTTATTTCGATGTTCAAAAATGAGTGATTGACTCCTGTTTTTGAGTGATTTGACTGGACAGATAACGAACTTGCAAGCAAACTAAACAAGATAGCAAAATTTGATGAGAAAGTTATGAGAAAAGCAGTAAAAGATGAGATTTTATTATGATATATTTTCGATTATTGAGTATGATTTAGATTTACTTCTTATTATGATATAAGATATAATGTAGATCATTTTATAGTTGCAGACCCAAGAAATTGGTATCCAGACCCAAACTGAAACACAATAGACAATAATTTTGATTATCATTTTTTTGTTATTCAATGAGATTTGAATGAATTAAAATGAATAAATGCAATGCAAGAGGATGAGATTTATTGTAATCTTGACAAGGTCACAACTGGTGTTCCTCTAAATAACCAAACACTAGATAAAAAATCAGAAAGACAGCTTTCAGACTCTCAATATTATCAAGATAGATGTTATCTATATTATGCTTTTCTTAATGTGAATGGTAGAAAATATAGAGCTACATTAGCAAACAATCTCACTCTCATTATAAGATGGGAAGAGGTGAAGCCGATGTCGAAATTAGAAAAAGATAATCCGTGAATAGTGGAATTTGATCTCGCCATAAGTTGTCCATATCCACTATATGATGATCCTTTTGGTATATCATACAGAGAATTGATAATTGACAAAGATTCTGCACAAACAAAAATAGCAAATGCTTTGCTTTGGAAAGAGCTTAGAAATGCAGGTAATGACAATTATCTTGTAGATGCTGATGTAGTAAGGAATGCCCACTTGTTAGCTTATAGACCAGAAGAGGGGCCAAACTATATTTTAGTAAAAAATTGATGAAGATGAGTAAGTGGTGCAGTTGCTCCAGTTATGGATGTTCAAAACACAACTCAGCAATATTCTTTCTTTCAATTCTTATGAGAACAAGCAAAGACTGATACTCTTTTGACTGATATAGTTAGAGGTGCTGGTGCTGGTGCAGACACACTCGGACAAAGTGAGATGTTAGCACAAAAAGCAAACATAAATTTCAGTTTAGATGCTGATATGCTTGCTCTAGGTGAAGAGATGTTTTGGAGGAATATTTGGTATAGAAATTTGAAAAACAATATTATAGAAATTCAACCAAAGATTGTAAATCTAGTTTGATCGTTTGATGCGTTTGTGAAATTAGAGAAAACAGATTTCATTTGATCTTATGACCCGAATATCAATGTAATAAGTTCAAAGAAAAAGAAAGAAAAAGATTTGGAAAAACAAACAGTTTTACAATCATTACTACCGCTTATTCAAAGCCAACAGTGAGAACTCCCAGTATCAACAAAAATATACTATAGAGAAATAATGAAACTATCAGGGTTTGATGAGTCATTTATTTATAGTATATTTAAGTTGTCGCCAGACGAATTGCACTCTATCAATATGCAAAAGATTATAAATCTTTGAGTGAAACCAAAATCATTGTTTAAACCTTGAATTGATCCACAAGTGCTTTACATATATGTCAATATGTGTCTTGAAAATGACATTAAACAAGAATGTTTACTACTCATCAATCAACAAATTATTGATGAATGATTGAATCAATCTCAGCAAGCATTGACACAACAACAAGGAGGAGGCAACATCCAATGAATAATGAACTCAATGGGTAGCTCTCTATTATCTAACAATATCAAACAGAATGAGCAACAACTAGAGCAAACTTCTTTATGATTATAAAATATAAATGAATAAAGAAACAATAGGGATTATAAACTTTATAGATAGTAAAGAATTTGAGATTATTGTTGGAGAGTTCACAAAATCACACGAAAAATACTATATAGATAAAATCTTATACGATAAAGACCCAGAAAATAATATTGTAAAATACACAAGACACGATCTATATAGAGAATGATTAAGTATAATAAGATATTTTAAAGATCAGTTTATCGTCTTAGTCCAAAATAACGAAGCGATAGATAACGAGCAAAAAGAAATTTTAATGAAAAAACTGGAAACATTATTTAAATAATGCTTGGCAATGTCAATAAGACCAATTGCGGACTAACTCCGTTTTATAACTAACCATTAAAAATATGGCAAACGAATACGATCTTGAAAACCAAGATTTAGAGGATGAAGAGGTATCCTTGTCAGAAGACGAAAACCAACAAGAATGATCTCAGAGTATGGAAGGTGATGATTGAGATGAAGCCAGTAATGATGAAATTGACTATGACAAAGAGGATGAATCTGAAGAGGATGACAACAAAATTGTTATTTCAAAGGAAGAGTATGAGCAAATGCAAAAGAAAATCCAAAAATTGAAAAACGACAAAAAAAATGCCATCATCAAAAGAAATGCAGACAAGAGAAATCATAGTGATGTTAATAATGATGAGCTCATTGAAAGAAAAATCCAGAAATACTTACAAGAGAAAGAAGAGGAGCAACTTCTTACTAGAGAATATCCAGATTTGGATATTGTCAAACTCAAAAACTTTGCAAAGAATAAGTGATTAACACTTTTGCAGGCTTATGGTGCGACTAATGTACCTAAAAAACTTAAAACCCCAAATGTAATAAAAGGGTCGCCAGTAAAACAAGATTGATTTTCAAGTTCTACTATTAGCTCTTTTATGAAAGCAAAAGGTTTCAACTAAATTATTTACATCTTATTTATTAAAAAATGGCTTTTACACTACACTCTGCTTGAAATACATTGCAGACAAAAGTCCTTGAAAAAGACTCTGCTACTGTATTAACAGCTTTTGACTTTTGTGCTCTTGATGCTAATGGGCTTGCTGTTGTAGCTTCTGCTACTGATACAGCTCTCGCTTATGTTATGGTTGATGCTCCTGCTGGAACAACAGAAGTTGTTGTTTTATCTGACTATTCACAAGCTTTCTTCACTGGAACAGCTGACCAAGTTTTTGCAACAACAAATAGAAATACTGAAGTTGATCTAGTTATTAACTCTGGTGTTCAAGAAGTTGATCTTTGAGCATCTACTACTGATGTCTTCAAAGTTCTTGGATCTGTTGATGCTGGAACTGTTGGTTCTGATTTGAATGTAAAATTCAAATTGAACAAACCTATTTGTCTTTAATTTATAATTAACCCAAACTAAAATGAGTTTAAATTCAACACTTTACTGGTCGTCCGATTTTTTTAAGGCGGCTAAAAAAATGGTGTCTTTCTATTCACAGGAAGCACAGAAAAGATCTATTGCTCCTAAAATTGCAAGAGTAGAAGATACTGATGAACGAAATCAAATTTTTATCTCAACAGAAGATAAAACAAGTCCTGATTTTGTTGCTGAAGGTGCAACTATTCCTCTCAATGATTTTCAGAAAGGTTATAGAACTTCTTTCTTACCTAAAAAGGTTGCTGAAAGAATTGAAATCACTATGGAAACTCTTGTGAAATCAAAAGACCCGACAGAAAAAATTATGCAAATGTTAGATGACCAAACTAAATCACTTACAGCACAGATATACAATCAAGCTGAGAAGAGAATCCACGACTATTATAATAATGGATTTACTAATCTTTTTGCTGTTTCTCCTGATGTTGAACCTCTTTTCTCTGCTACTCACACTTATGCTAGTGGTGGAATCTTCGATAATCTCTTGCCTGCAGTTGCTCCAAGTACAGCAGTTCTTGATGATGTAGAAGCTAGAGCTGGTGCTTTTCTTGCTCCAAATGGAATGCCTATGACATTGAATGTAAACAAAATCCTTTGTAAAAAAGGAGGTAGTGCGTCAAGAGAATGGAAAAAAATTCTATGATACAACAATAACCAATATCACCCAACTACAGTTGGTACTATCAATATCTACCAAGGAGCATTGTATGAAATAATTGAATCTCCATTCATTACTTCACCTACAGCGTACTTTCTCTTGTCTGACTTTGAAGATATTGCAGCAAGAACTAAGAATCCTATTATCCAAATCTATAGTCAAAGACCTACTATTATGGAAGACTTCACGAGAGATCCAAGAACTGGAAGTAAATATACTTTTGTTTCTTCTATGTATAAAGATGGAATCGCTGATCTACCAGTTGGATTATTTGGTTCTGCAGGTGCTTAATAAATAGGGCGATGAGCAATCGTCGCCTTTCTTTTTTATTTTAAAAAACTGAAAAAATGAGTAATTCACCATTAGACAATACACTTATTGAATATAAAGGTTCTATGTTACCAGCTCGCCAAGTTATGCTTATAAAACAAAGAATGAAAGAAATACAACAGACAGAAAACACAGCAAGTAAAATCATAGAAGAAGTACAACAGACGGAAAATACAACAAACATAGAAACAATAAGCGAAGAAAAAGTACAAGAGATTATGACTGATGTTGTAGTTGAAGCAAAGAATGCTGAAATTGAGCTATTGAAATCACAATATAAAGAAAAGTTCTGATCTGAAGTCCCAAATAGATTCAAAAACGATGTACTTTGGATAAAAAATAAATTAGGTGAATAGATTTAGTATATTTTAGAAAGAAATGATACCTGCACAAATAGTTTGAATGGTAAGATCACAAACTGGTACTCCAATAAATGAGATACCAGATGTAGATCAGGTTTGACCTCCATATAAAACTGGGATGTATAGTTTTTTGAATTTTGTTTATCAAAAATTATGGTATTCTATAGTAGATATTGATAAAAATTATTGACGACAATCTCGACAAACTAATTTATTAAACACAACTAATCAATACCAGCTTTTACCAGCTTGAGTAAATACTTTTTGACAATTCAAAATTGAAAGGGTTGCAATAAAATACAATACCTCGGATAGAGATTATACATTAGCGACAGAAATGGATCGAGATAATTTCAAAAATGCTACTGATGAAATGAAAAAAAATCGATCTTTTAGTAATCCAATATATGTCGTTAGTGCTGATAGTATCTTTATTTTTCCGCAATCACTTAATAATGTTGGGAATTGAATAGTTTTGGAAGGTGTACTCAAACCATACAATCTTGATTCCACAATGTGAGAATCTGATATTTTGATAAAACCAGAGTTTCACGATGTTTTAGTGACTGGCGTTTGTCTTTATGTAGCACAAGAAAGACAACAACAAGATTTAGTTTCTTTTTATTCACAAAGATTTGAACTAGAAACTAAAAAAATGTTGGATGCTTTGACAATAAGAGTATTACAACCTGTGCAATGACAAAGGAACAATTTTATTTGAATCTAATAAATTCAAATGCCACAAAAGAAACCTATTCTTATAAATAAATGGTATGGTTGAATGAGTGAAGCAAACACACTCACAACACCTTGACAATTTGTTTACACTAGTAATGTTGATGGGAAAAGTGAGCCAGAGTTTTTACAACTAAATCTTAGAGCTCAACCTTTAGTGAATACTTGATCTTGAATCCCTACTTCATTTATTGAAGATTATGGAACTTTTGGGGATTGATTTGTTTTTTGTGATAATTGAACAATTTATTCAACCACAAGTTGAAATCTTGTTTATACAATGACAGGGAACAAACCAATCTACAATGCTATTTCTTTTGGTGCGACAAATGCTCCTTGAGGGAATAAATATCTTTGGTTCTATGAAGATGGTTGAATGATTAAAATGGCATCAATAGATAGAGCAAATGCTGATGTTATATCTTGGGCTTGAGATGTAACTGAAAATTATTGAGTTTTTACGCCAGCGTTGCCTTTCCATACATTGCCAGCACAAGGTATTTTCTGAGAACCTTATTGTCTTGCTGTGAATAATAGTGAAGATTTCTTATATTTCTCAACTGCAAATCAAGTATATATGGGGATTTTTTCACAACTCCCCTTTTTCGAGAAAATGTTAGAATTTGAAGATCAGATTGTATGATTGACAACTAATTGACCATCAATCAATATATATTTAAGAAATGGGAAAAAATATATATGGGATTGATTTAGCGAAACTTATGACACTGATTGTGATCTTTGAACTAATATCTTATATGCTTATAATAATAAAAACTACGATTATATTGTGGCTGGGAATGCTGGCGAAACACAGCTTTATACTTCACAATGACAAAGTTTTCAATTATTAAAAAGTACAAGATTTACCAGAACACTTCCTTTCCCTCTCACTAAATTCAACTACGATTTAACAAGTAGTAGATTTTGAAATTTCTCTATGGCTACTGATAAAAGTAATCTTTTCTTGTTCAATTGATGAGAATGAGAGATTGAAGCGATGGGGAATCTTATAAATTGACTACCAAAATGAAGCAACCACATAACTAATGTTTCTGGAAATTGATTTTGAATTGATAATATATGACTTTTTTTCTGCCCTAGATGAAGACCAAATACACTTTATTTTTGACATTTAGATACAAATTGAAATTATTGATTGTCAGAAATACATACTGATAGAACTAGGGCTTCTACTAATTGAGTTTTTGGCTATACTGATAGCGGTTATGTTATAACTCAAAAATTTGATTTCTGAATACCAATGGAAAATAGAGCTATTGAATATCAATTTAGACACGACATATTCTCTAATACTTCTATTACTATTGATTATTCTATTGATTGATGACCTTTCCAAAATTTAGTTGTCATAAGTGATATAAACAATCCCGATCTACCAAAAAAAAGTAGAGTGCTTCAATCAACAGCAGGAGTACCATTTTATGAGATAAGCTATAGGATAACACTACAAAGTTCAGACTCAACTAAAAGTCCAAGGCTTTATTCTATGTTTGCAACATATGAACAAAAAGACAACTAATAATAGTAAACAGTTAGATAATGTTTTGAAAGGCAATATAGAGAATATTGACGAGATTTCTTTACTTGACAATAAGGAGTTTTGATATTGAAGAGAACAACTTGAGTCAAATATCTGAATAGTTGGTATAAAATGGAGAGGTGAAAGTAATGGTAGACCAAGATGAGTAAAAAAATGACATATTTGGTATAACAACATCAGTAAAAAATTAGAAGCTCATACTGTTTGACCAGTCGTAAAAACATTATGATGAGTTATAACAGGTATCCCAGACCGACTCAATACACAAACTTATTACACTGGAGAATATGTAGTTGAAAGTGGGCAAGTATATGTCGCAATTGTTGATCCTACACCTTGAGCGTTTATTTTAACTGAATGGAGAGCGACTCGACTACATAATACAGATGTTTGATTAGTAAACTATAGCAATTATTATGGTAGCATTCCGATAAATCCCTGAGTTTTAACAAAAATAGCAGTACAACAAATAGAAACAACAGACGCTACTTTGTTTAGTGCTTGAGATATGGTGGCAAATAATAATTGAAAATGGCTTATTATAAGTAAAGTTAATTGGCTTATTGTTGATTCCAATACAACACTTGAACATTATATATATGTAAACTGATTATTAGTTGCTTCCCATATTGATCCTTGACTCAACATAAGTATTACAACAACTTGAACAGATAGTATTTGATGAAATATAAATGCTACAAGTATAATAAATTATTGAGTGTATCAAAAAACAACTGAATTATGTGATGTGTTTAGTGCTAGACAAGGAGACATTATAGAGGTAAGAGTACAACACAATTATTGATGACAAGTCCAAGTAGTTTGAGAAATAGATTTAGTTCAATTATAATAATAAAATGGCAGACATAAAAGATGAATGAGCAGTGCAATGAATACCTAAACCACAAGAGATCACTACAACAAACACAACAGTTGGTGCTTGATGAGTTGTTTGAATCCCTTGACAAATGCAAGTAGCAAATNATGAGTTGTTTGAATCCCTTGACAAATGCAAGTAGCAAATGATTTTTTAGGTGCATTGGAAAGATTCCAAAACATAAATAATCAAACACCAGCTCCAACCCCAACACCAGCTCCGACAACACCAACAGAAACTCCAGCTCCAACACCAGTATCTGTATCGCCAAAACCAGTCCAAAAACCGATACCAAAACCAACAACTAAACAAGTAGTTCAGCCACAAGAACAAGAAACGCAAAAACCGCAAACATTAGAATGACAAGCTGGTTTATGAGTAGGTTATTGAGGTACTGATTTTTATAAAAAAAGAATAGAAGGGACAGCTCCAAAACAATACACAGCACCACAAGAAACTTGAAAAATACAAAATATAAAACCTTGAAAATATGATGATATGCTTGAAATTGATATTGCTACTTGATTATATGATTGAACAATAAAACAAGAAGATATTTTATCGTTGCAAACAAGTAAACCAGCAAAATACGATCAAGTAGTTAGATTGAGAAATGTAATAGACAAACAGAACCAAAAAAATTCCAGACTAAATAATCTATTAGCAGAGCAAGCTAAAAAACAAACTCAACAAATAGTTGAATCAAAAAAACCATCACAGGAAATTATTGATATAGCAAAAACAAGTTCTAATGATCTTCTATGAGTTTATGACAAAACAATCAATACACCAGAAAATACAATGCTTTTAGACAAAATGAATGGTGTAGATAAAGAGATTACAAGTTTGCAACAAGAAAAAGATAGATTAAAAGAAAATATTATTAAAGAATTTCCAACTGCTTTGAAGTTATCATCTTTAAATGCTCTTATCTATGATAGATCACAAGATATAGACAGACAAATACAAACAAAAATGATGGAGAAAAGTTCAATTGAGGACAGATATAAAACAAATTTAGCTATAGCAAAAGAAAGATTTTGACTCATTAAAGATATAGTAGAGAAAACAGAGGATAGATGATACAAAGAAATGCTTAGTAATATGGAGTTTTCACAAAAAAAAGAACTTATGGATTACGAAATGAGATTAAAAAGTCAGTATGGACAATTTCTTGACAAGACAACAGCTTGAGACTCAATTGTATATTTCGATCCACAAACAAGAGAAATTGTTTGATCTTATTCTACAACACCACAAACATACTCAGCACAACCTGTTTCAGATTTCTTTTCTTCTTTCAATCCAGTCAATTTAAATATGCAAGGTAAATTATGAGATTGGACAAGATGACAATCAGGACTGGATTTACAGGCTTGATTTTGAACTCCTATTCCATCTCCTGTAAGTTGAAAAGTAGTAAGAGCTGGAAAACAAAGTGATTGAAATATGGCGGTCACCATTCAAACAGACGATTGAGTGCAGATTGCTTTTAATCATCTATCATCATTCCCAGTTAAGGTTTGAGATACAATCAATGCTTGAACAATTTTATGAAAAGTATGAAATAGTTGAAATGTTAGATGAAAAAATGGGGAGATGTTATCTCCAAAGCAACTAAAATCTGGAAGATGAGCACACTTAGATTTTACTATCAAAAAACCAGATGGCTCTTTCGTTAGACCAGATTTAATACCTTCTTTCTTAGAGCAATATACAAGATGATGACAAGCAAAACCATTGACTAAAGAGCAAAAAAAACAAAGAGATATTATTAAAAAAGATTTTTCAAGCAATCCTTTTGTCAAAGAATTTTCAGATGCAGTTTCAAATTCAATGTGATTACTTTCTACATTAAATGATCCATCTTGACCAGCAGATATGGCATCTATTTTTTGATTTATGAAATCCCTTGAT